CTACCTTCTCCGACAAACCAGCGGCATCAAATATATTTTTTAAAATCTTCCCATCCGTAGAGTCAGCCTCGTACTCGTTGTCGAGATAGGATTGAAGCTCGGTTAGCTTTTTCTGTGCGTACTCCTGGCCTTTTCCTGGGACAAAAGGATCTCCCCTTAGTCTGTGCCACATGCGAGTCCACCAAAGATCCATCGTTAGCGCATCATAGTTGCCACCAATGTTCTGATAAAACCCGTTGCCGATTTTAGGGCCGAGTACATAGCTACCCTTAACTATTGTCCCATCAAGCATTTGGTCGGATACTGTTAGATCGATTCCTAGATCACTAATAAATTCACTAAGAGACGTTAGGTTTGGTGTGGCACTAGACATTTCCGCAATGTTAAAGTCTTCGCGTCCAGTGTTTTTAGCTGCACGGTTTACTTCTGTACGTGTAGAGTAGATTTTTTCTTCAAGTTTACCGTCCACTTCAAGTTGGTAATAAGTGTTATCTTTAGCAAACTTCTTTGGGGTGCCTAAATAAAAATCTGTATTTAAAAAATCCTGCAAGGTAACTTGATTGTTGGCTGGGTTTTCAATGACCATCCCTGGGTATTTGTTTTGCGCTACGTCATTATAAAATTTAAATGAGGCCCTCATAACTTTAGCGGTTTTGCCAGACCCAGGAAGTTTGCCAGCGTCATCTAAAAACAAACCACTCTTTTTAAATGAACGGTAAGCTTTCAAAGCATTCTTAAAATTTTGGTCAACCTTTGTTTGGTTAGAAGTAACAGCCAACGCAAATTGGAAAGCTGTTTTATTTTTCTCTGAATCTAAAATAGATGGTTCAACTTTTTCTAAAACTTTCATTGCCGAACCAAGCACCGACTCGTACCAGCCAATAGCCGAGTTATTATCCCCTAAAGCCGACAGCGATGAGGAGGCCAGTAAGCGGGCGAACACAGGAAGGTTGTTCTCCGTCTCATCTATTACAACGTCGCTGCTTAGTTTTTTAGTAAGTTCTGAAACGCTATTTTCTGCGACCACCTTAACGTTACGTTTTTTGTCTGTGACTGGGTTAATATATTCATTATCAACTTTCTCGGTAGAAAGTAAGGTTCTGTCACTTAATACAACGGTCCCCGTGCCACCACCTTTGGTGTCAACCGTCGCGCTACCACTCACCAGATCTCTAGCAGATTTGTCTAAGCGATTTTTAACTTTGTTAGTCAAAGAAGCCTTTACAACCCGGTTGCCGTCGACACGGTATGTCTCGGTGCCGTCGTTATCAAACCTATCGTCTTCAAGTGGAATCTGCTTTACGGAACCGTCTTGATCTCGGTCAGAGCCTATCCTAGAAAAGACATCAAACGCGCTATCAATGTCCGAGGCTATCAACGCTCCCTTTACAGCAAAGAAATACTGCCACACCCTTTCAAAAATTGTTCGAGGTTGAACAACTCTCTTCCCGTCCGTGGTTCTGTATGTTCTTACACCGTCAGACCAATCCCTGAATAGTTCTGCGTATGCTTCTTCTTTTACATTCTTGGTAGTTAGGTCGGGATACTGATCCTTAGCTACCTCAAAGTAAGTCCTGTTGTTGTAGCCGTCACCGTTTGTTCTGTCTGGCTTTACAGCACTGGCAATAACCCTATCAAGAACAGCAAAGTCTTTCCTTCTAAGTGGGCCTTTCGGTGGCTTTCCCCCGGCAAGGCTTTGAAGAACGTGCCAAGCTTCGTGATTAAGAACCCCAGCAAGATCTCTTTTCTGAGCGTCCTCACCCTGATTAGGGTCGAGCTTCAGGGCGAGTTGTATGACGTACTTCTCACCAACAATTTCTGGGATAACGGTTGACCCCTCAACGGTCTGGCCTTCTCCCTTTCCGTCGTACTCAACATCCGGCACAGCCTCTAAAGTAACAAGCTCGCCTAAACCTACCTGATCTAATTTTTGTTTTAGTTCTTTCTTATATTCAGCAGCAACCCTATTAAACTCATCGGTGTACTTAGGGTTGTCAATTTCAGAAGCGTCTACGTTTTTAACGGGAGGTTTAAATATAGGTGTCCTTCCGCTACGGAACCCACTCGTGTATTCAGACAGAGATAATAGTTTATTGTTCAAACCTATTATATTGCGGGCTAAAAGATTTCTTCGTACAGCCGTGAAAGACCCACTTGTTAATTTTTCTACCCCCAAAGCCTGAGCAACAATTTTTTCATTCAGCACTTTGTTCTTAGAGTTTCTGACAGAGCGTATAACTTCTGAAAGCTGCTTGCTGTCATAAGGAACTCTGTCTGCAATAGGAAGTTGGACTTCTGTTTCAAAGCTAGGCAGGGCGGAAACAGCATCAAGAAGAACAGTTCTTTGAGTGTCCGACATAGCATCAACGTCATCAGAACCCGTAACTCTTTTTAAGAACGTTTTGAGTTTATAATCAGGCTTACTCTCGCCGTCGTTTGTTTTTATTTTTGTCTGTATTTTTTTAGAATCAAGTTCTTTTTGAATCAGCGCGGGGCTAATATCATTACGCGATACAGCACTGTTTCTTGCTTTAATAAGAGAGTCAGCCACCGCTGATTTTTCTTTAGCACCCACGGCACTAACAGCTTCTTCAATAAAGACTAAAGGTTTAGGGAATTTCTTTTTAATTCTAGCGGCAGCATTTGGAACAAGGGCTTCAATTTCTTTAATTGAATACCCAGATGTCGGGAAAGACATCTTCTCTACGCTTTCCATAGCCGCATCATCAACACGAATGTTTGCGAATTTAAGCACTTTCCTGATTTCAGATTTAAATATGTTATCTTCTTGAGAAGATGCAACACCCTCCATAGATTCGTTAATAACATCAGAAGCTATTTTGGCTTCTTCTTCTGTGCCCATAAGACCACTAACAGCTAGGTCTTCTGACCCGGCCACATTAGGGTCGGCAAACCCGACAACTTGATACCCAGCGACATCAGTAGTGTCTGCACTTGAAACAACACTTGATGGCAACTTAATCTCTGTGCCATCAGCAATCACTCTGTTCTTTGTGTAGTTTTGAATGGCGCTATTTATTACGGCAATCTCGTTTCCCGTTACATTAAACCGTTTAGAGATTTTATCTAAAGTGTCACCCTTTCGTGCGACGTAATACATAGTAGATTTCTCTCTGACCCCATAGGTAGTTAAGGGCAGTAACTGAGCTGTATCGTTTAATATGTTTGCGGCTGCGGACGCGCCGTCTACTCTTACTTCGGTGTCTGGGTCCACACCATTTGTCTTGATGCTTAGAGGCACTGGTGTGTCGGTTTCTTTTTTGTCCCCCTCTTCACTGGCGGCATCCTCGACCTCCTCGCCAAAATCAGGAGAGGCTCGGGTACTGTCGTTCCCAATAAAAGCGAGTGGGCCACCAAGACCAGCGCCCACAAGACCTTCAAGAGCAGCATCCCTAAGATTAACCTCAAGGCCCTTGTCTGTTGCTAACGTCCCACCAACCTGCTCAATAAGACCCTGTGCTGTTTCAGTTAGACCCTCTTGTGATGCCCCCTTTATAAACCTAAGAGCAGGGCCTCCCCCAATTTTAAACAAGCCACGTAAGGCAAAGGAATTGATAGCACCACTAGCGACAGCGGCTAATCCCGCGCCCTTTAGGTCGTCTATGTTAGGCTCGGTTCTGTTGTTATTCCGTGCCCTTTCATAAGCAAGGGGTCCAAGTATCTGGGCAGTTTCAAAGAGAATAGGAAGGCCGAGACCCCCTATAGATGCTCCCGTTACAAAACCCCCAGGACCAGCCACAGCAAGACCCAATAGGCCACCGGCACCTGCACCAACGCTCCTAGAAACAAGAGAACCTGCAAATTGAGGAACCTGTTCTACAATGGCTCTTGGTAAAGAACCAATACCAACACCAAATAATTGAGTGTCCTCATCATCTGGATCTTTTAAGCTAGCAAATGCTGGATCGTAGTTGTCAGGTGTTTCAAAGCTTTTTAGATACTCCGAGAAGCGGTCCATAAAGCCGCCGTCATCATCATCAAAGACATCTAATGTCTGCCCTAAATTGTTAGCAGCCGTCGCAACTCCATACTTTAAAGCTGAACCGTATGAGTCATCTACAATATCTGGGATAAATCCAAAGGTTGTGTGAAGATTTGGACGTGATGCGACAGCCCTTAGTTTTCCCTCTAAGGTTTCCTTGTCAAATTCATTCAGATCGCTTTGGTTTAAATTAAAACTTCCAACGCCGGCCAAATTGTAAATAGGCATTAGCTATTCTTTCTATTTACGGATTACGCAGGTTACAGGTTGTAATCAGTGAGCGAGGCTTGGCCGGTTGTCGTTTGGCCTCGATAACCCCCCGTGCGCTTTGAGAACTCGTGTGCCAAATAAGCTTGGCGCAGTATACTTTTGAAGGCATCGCCAGCATCCGAAAGGTTCCCTTCAACAGAAACCTTTGCAGCCGCCGCTAGAGCCTGTTCGGTAATATATGATGGAAGCCCCAACCGCTTTTCAACGAGAAGGCGGTTTTTAAATCCATCTAAATTAAGCATCTTGGGAACGTCCTTCATACGATCATCTACTGCTGCGTTTACTTGAGTATCTATTTGGTTTCTGCCCGTTTCGTAAAATTTAGTTTGAGCTTCCTGATAAGCTCGAGTTGAGATATCATTAAGACCTTCTCTATATGAGTCTATAGCTGGTATGCCCTCCGCTAACGCACCAGTTAACGTCGGGCTTTGGCTTGTCCCAACCCTAAGTGCAGCCTCTAGGAAAGCAAGCTGACGTGCAGCCCTCCTCGGGTCTTCTTCTTCTTTGGGATCTTTAGCAGCGGCTCTCTCAGCAGCGGCTTGGGCTTCGGCGGTATCGGTGATGGGTAAGTCAGTGGGAACGACAGCAGCAACCCCACCAGGATACTTTTCTTTTATAGCCGTAACATTTTCAACAGTTAATGGTTCTCCAGATCTAACAAGGGCTAGTATTTCCTCGCCCATAGGTTGATTTTCTTTTGCCTCACTTAAAAGAGTTTTTAACTGGCTTGCCGCTTCGATAGTATTCAGAGTGCGCGTTCCACCGTAATCAGGATCACCATACTTTCTATCTAAAGCATCAAGAGCATCTAAACGATCTGTGTTTGAATCCTCTTCAAATAATCTTTCAACAACACCAATCGGCCTATCTCGGTCTTTCTCGTTTTCTAAGGTGTTATAATATTCTTTTAGTGCGCCAGAAACATTATCATCAACTAACTCTTGGTTAGATCTTCGGCCCAAATCCCCTGATGCTGCCTGTGCCGTACCAATGGGGTTTAAGTTACCAGCAAAATCAGCAATCCTACTCATGACTCCTGCTGAATCACCCGACACCATATCTGCCCTGGTGTTTGCTCTTCGCTCTGGCCCCGGCAATATCTCACCGTTAACTAATCTTCCTGTAGTTCTTAACTCTTCAGCAATAGCTTGCTCATCATTATCTTTCAACGCCTGTACCAAACGAGGAGATTTATTAAAGATACCTCCTCCTGTTTGATAGGTAAGGTCTTGCAAAGCGTTGAGAACACTAGGAGATAAAGCATCAACATCTACTCCCTCTTCTTTTAGGATATTAGACCCTGCCCTAGAATTATCACCAAGCCTTTGCTCAAGCAAAGATGAAGCAGCCTTTTCTGTAATTCCACCCTCTAAAGGAACTTGGGTGCCGTCAGGTAGTGTAACGAATCCTTGTTCTATCTCTTGTTGTGAAAGGTTATACCCATATCCTATTGCCTGGGTTCCTACATCGTCATACATTGTTGGCTGAAAAGCCTCTTGCCCTTTTATAAAATCAACCAGACCGCCGTCTGCCATCATCCTAACGGGCTGCTGCGCCCCCCCAGGTAAAGAGTTTAGTCCCTGGTTAGGTGAAAAGCCTTGTTGCATACTTCCCATTGGAGGGTTCTGCTGGGGCGCAAACAAATCTTCAACTACTGTTTTTTCCTGAGCAGACTTTCTCGACTCGTAGTCCTTACGCATCTTGAGCCTTCTGTTTTTCTCAGAGGCAATAAGATAAGTAGGGGTGCTTCCCTGCAAAGCTTGACTAAGCTGGCCGTCACTCATGCCCTTTAGATCATCTTGAATAGAAAGAATATCTATACCGCTAGAGTTTCCCATAGGATTAGGAGCTTCCTGTTGCGAAGCAATACTCATTAGACCTGCGCTCTGCGGACCAAACATCTAAGCCCCTCCCTGACCGGCTGCGAATGTCCCTAGTCCCAAAAGGGCGTTGTAGGGATTTGGCTTTGGTTTATATGAAGTCTGGTACTTGTCTGTTCCAGCGACAGCAGAACCCTGGAGTATCTGTGATAGATAATTAAGGTTTTCTCTTGGATAGTCTCTCTGTCGAGCAAAATCAGCATACCCCAAATCAAGAGCAGCCTGATCCCTTGCTTCTTCAGCAGAGCCTACCTGACGTAGACCACCCACCCGCTCCATACCGTATTTCTGCAAGATGGGGTCAAGACCTGCAAGTGATTTACCCGCATCAAAGCCCAGTCTTGTTTGTGATTCCTGCGCTGCAATTTGACGAAGCTGCTGTTCCGATGCCCGATTCATAGCATCAGAGTAAAGTTTATTTTGCATGTCCGTGTAATACTTTTGCTGGTTTGTCGCCAGCTCTTGTGCTTGGCCGTAGCCGGACGCTAAAGAAGCAGACTCTTGATCCGACAATTCCCGTTCAAATTCTTTTGCACGTTGCCTTTCAGTTAAGTCATAACGACTATTGCCAAACGCACCAGAAGACACAGCATCCTTTGCCCGCTGTTGCTGTTGACCAGAGAATCTTTCCCTCGCTCTTTTTTGTTGAACGTCCAAAACATTTTCTATGTAAGGGTTCAGATAAGATTGAGTTTGACTCCTTGGGTCGTTAAACGAAGCAATACCCTCCATACGAGGATCTCTGTACATAGAGGATGTTCTTGATGGATCGTAAGAGGAGACAATACCCCTATCAAAAGGAGTGGCACGAGAGGCTTGCTGGCCGAAAATGTTATAGGCAGCGTCAAACCCAGCCGCCGGAGCAGCAGCCAAATCCCTAGTTAAGTCTTCCGAGACAAGAGTATCTCTCCCCGGTCCCGCTAGCCTTGGGCCAGGAAACTTCTGATAAGGCTCACGACTTTCGCTTTCTGCTCTGGTTAGAAGCCTCTCATAATAAGGGCGCACATATTCAGGAAGGTTAGATTGAGTAACCTTTGATTCAGATCTTTGAACCCCACTACTACTGCCACCCATAACTATAACTCCTTCGCGTACATATACCCACAGATGCCGTCGACATCTTTAGAGCTTGTAAATATTCTGGCCCAACCTTTGCGACCAGAGCCTACTAACTTTTTACAACCAGTTTCTTTAGCAAAATTTTCTATCGTCTTTCTCATAACCATTAACGTTTTTAAGTTACCCCCCGCTAAAAAAACGTTCAGGGCAAGATACTTAGGAAACGTTATAAACTCAGTCACTATACAGGCATCTGGTGCCGACCAGAAATCAAACTTACCGTCCAGAACCCCAACGACTATGTCCTCAAAGTCGTGGGTATCATAAACTTTCAACGCACCTTCTATCCATTCCCTGCATCTTTCCATTTCTTCAACTTGGATTTTACGCAGGTCACTCACTATACCTGAGCCACCATCTCGTTAAGGGCTTCCGCACCCGCATTAGGGTCTCCGTTTCCAACAGCAGATGTTACTTTTTCAGGAAGAATGTACTCATTGTTTGCTAGCAATACTGGCTGCTGGCCCTCAACAGACGCGGGAATATTATCAACCCCATCAGGACCATCCCCCGTTACCATTCTTCCTTCCTGCGGTGATTCCATTTTTTCTCTAATCTGACCAACAAGAGCCATCAATCGTTCCTCACCGAAGACTTCTAAGAAACGCCTAACGGCTTCTTTAGGAGCCGGATGCTGACCCATCAACGCAGCCACAGCTTCATTGAAGACACGGGCGGTATCTTCACGGCCACCCTCACTTTGCATCATAGCTTGATCTTCAGGCATAGGTGGCTGCATAGAATCCTGCATAGCGTCCTGCATAGATTCTGGAATAGGTGCTTGCATAGCGGCTGGATCTAAAGAAGCAAGACCCCCCTCCTCCATACGGCTTACACCCCCATACTTACTTGCAATATCAGAAAAACTTTGAGATCCTCCAGGCTGTGGCCTAACCCCAGACTGCTGAGTTAACGCATCGTCTGTAAAGTATTGACGCTCACCCATACCACCGGGGGTCATAGCCATTGGGTTAAGCCTCCTTGTTGGAGGGGCCGCTTCAGGAATGTCTGATCTTTTCCCTAGAAAATCTGGATTATCGTCTTTAAACGGAGCTTGATACTGGGAGGCACCAACGGCACCAGAAAACGCACCAGGGATAGCTGATGCTTTAAGAAGATCTAAACCTGTTGTTGGGTTAACAGCAGGCAGGACGTTGGCAAAACCTGGACCAAGAGACCCCGTGTTAGCCACAGCACCGAGCTTCGCTGCCTGTGCTAACTTATAAGCTTTACCAACTTCAGACACTTTTCCCACATCAACCGCACTACCAAGTTTAGAAGCAAAGCCAGTCGTACCGGCTGTAGCAGCGCCAGCGGCTGGCGCTAAAAGACTTCCCAGCCCCGCCGTAGCTGCTGAAAGTAAACCTGTTTTTAATCCTTCTTTTAAAGAACCTGTTGCCGCTGTCTGACCAAGCGCGGCTCCGGCAGCCCCAGCAGCCCCCACACCTAAAGCACCTAAACCAGCAGCACCACCCAACGCTGTACCACCCATAGAGGCCAAGATAGGTAAGAGAAAAGCAAATGCCTCTGGCTGACCCGTTGTTGGGTTGATGGTCATCTTATTACCAGACATCTGGTTCATAAGGGCAACTTCCAATGGGTTCATATGAACCATCATTGAGTCACCGTATCTACCCTGATCGGCTAACTGGTTGGCTTGGGGGGAGTAATCATACATAATAAACCTGCAATCTTATACATACTGGGTTTTGTGAATGTGAAATTATATTAGCAAACTCACGGTGCTTTAACAATATTTGCATTACCTTCTCCCGTCCGGCCTAAGCTCTACCCTGGGAGAACCTAGTCTCCACTGGACTTGCGTATCAGAACTCTCAACCTTTAGCGCAAAAGACCTTCCCCTTAGCCTCACATTAATCTGCTCAGTGAACTGCTCTACAACGGTTGAGGTTTCAGAGGCAGACTGAGTCACTGTACTGTTCTTGCTCTGAAGGTATGCCCCGCCAGGGAAGTTCCTTGCTTTTAAAGTAAACACAGCACTTGGCGAGGAGCTAGTAGACCCATCAAATGTCAGGTCAGGTATAATCTTCTGAAGAGAAACAAACCTCTCACCATCCTGAAGGCTAAGTTGAGATGATTCTATATAAGAATCTATTGCTGAACTCGGACTTGTGCTGCCATCGTCAAGGCCAAACTCATGATAATATAAATAATTATCAGTCCCTGCGGCAATAGGGTACGGCTCTATTCCCCGGTCAACCCAAGCTGTTCTTTCTAATGTGCCTACATACCATATATCATCTCTATAGTTGTACGTTACATACCTATCTATTTCGTCGCTTCCAGATGAACAGTAGAACCACATCACCTCGTCGAATGAACTGTTTAATCCACAAAAAAACTTTTGTGATTGAGATACGTTGAAGTCATTAAAAACATACGCCTTTACAGTACAGTTAAGTTTCCTTAAACCCTGCGGGCCATAAGTATAAAAATCCCTTTGCCCCATCCAATAAACATCATCGCCCACTGCCTTCACCACGTTAGGCCCCATTACCGTGATGTTTTCTGAAATCTGGGTAACACCGAAAGTGAAGGGTGGACCCAAGAATTGCATTGAGTGAAGACTAACGTCTGTGAAAACAAAGACACCCCGCCTAGTCTCAACTGCCGCGACTATCTCTGAACCCGATCCTAATTTAATACTACCCGCAGTGTTGTTTGTATCGGCTTGCCAAGTAGTAAGAGACCCCTGATCTCCAAACCTAATGAGGAGTGGGTCTTGTGTCCCTATGGTGTTTTCTGGATCACACCCAAAAATAATAACATGCCGGTTACTGTCACTTACTAAAACAACCTTTGCTTTTGTTGGGGTTGTCGCATCAGCCCCCGCTAAAGAAGACAAGGCCACAGCCCTGGCAAACGGGTCAGATGATGAAGATTTATCCCAGTAGTAAATGCCGCCATCCCGCACAGCGAACAGCATATCCTCACCAAAATTATCATGACTCCACAACCTTAACGTTGCCCCCGCTGCCAACAAACTAGAACTAGAACCCCAAGTTGACCGGCCCCAGTTTCCCGCTCCCCAGCCAGACCCAGAAACAGTTGTATCCAACCCTACGTTTATTTGATATGCCCCAACGGTAGACCCCCCACCATTATTAGTATCAGAGCCATTAGCTGTCGCAGATGCCGTGAACGTGTAACTATTAGCAGTTAAAATTTCTGTTATCTCATACTCTTGATTAAGAACCGCTGCCGTTATAGCCCCACCCAAACTAACAGCGTCAGTAAACGTAACAAAATCCCCAACAATAGCACCGTGAGAAGTTTCACTTGCAGTAATAACAGCAGAACCGTTAGTAGCTGCAAAAGTAACATCCCCAGCAGAAGTTGTTAGGCGTATAGGGGTTATGTCATTTAAAGCGGCACCTTCTTCAATGTAATATTTAAGGTTAGTGCCCACACCCATATATTGAGTTCCGTCTAACGCGACAAACTCGTGTAAAGCCCTTGTCGTACCCAAGTATGGGGTTGAAGTTAGCTTTGACCAACCACCTATTTTCTCCGGTACGCCCGATCTAAATCGGATTTTGTCGCAGTCGTACCAACCACCCTCATTGGTGTATGAGGTTGTCTCCCTGTTTATACCAGGGCGAAATTGGAGTTTGGTAAAGGACATACTATAACACCCACTCGATACTTTTGATGGAAACGAACCTGATTATTCGTGGTCCATATAAGATTCAATTTTATTTCTAGCGCGGGTTAGGCGTTGCTTAATCTCAGTTCTACTTTGTCTTAAACCCTGTAGCTGTAGTGGGTCTTCAGTTCCATCTATCTGATCTGCTATAACATCAAGGCGTGTCATCAACTGGAGTTCAAGGCTTTCTTGTTGAGCCATTCCAATCGTTGCAACTTCTTCTTTTACGCTGGCGACCTCTTCCTTCACACGAGAAACTTCTTGCCTTACATCTTCCAAGTCCGCCGCTTTAGCGGGTATCCAATCAAGAAGCATTCCTGCCCCAGCAACGATAGCAACGACTGCTGCGGATAAACTCCCTAGCCAAACAACAGTATCCTTAACACCCATCACACTCGTCCCTGTGTTTCTGGCCGAGCCTGGACTAGACATTAGACTATCTCCAAGTAAGCAACCCAGTTAACGGTGGGTTCGTACAATTTGTAAATTTCTGGTAAAAAAAGGTAGCAGAGCATTAATGAAAAACCTCTGGTTCTATAGCATTCTCAAACAAGGAGTCTTCTCTGTCTAAATCTTCTATCTGGCCTGGAAGCCAGATTGTATCGACCTCATCCTCAAACTTCTTCGATAGGTCCATAACTGCGTATACTTCTTCCATACTCGGGCAAGGTCTTGGGTCGTCCCAACGAGTAAACACACTGTTGGAAATTTCCCATTTCGCCTCTGGCCGCAACAACTCCATTGCAACATCTATCCCGCACAATCGGTACACAGTTTTTTTCATTGTCCCTATCTATTTTTTAGGTTTGGTGGGCCAATCACTCGAAGAAGGGTTAACCCCATTACTAACAGACAGATGCGGCCAGTTGGGGTGGGTTGTTATTTCACGCAAGGCCGTTCTGTATGCAACCCACTCAGACGGCACAGGTGTGCCCGACTCTAATGCTTTAATTACAACCCAATCACACTCGCTTAAACGACTGTTACGGTCTGAACGCTGGTGTTTAGCCTTTGCCGCCGTTGCTGCTGTGATTACTGCCGCCGTCTCGTCTGATGTCATATCAGTGACACTGCGAGTATAGACCTTGCCACCTGAAAGGTACGGCTCAACCGAATCACAAGTCTGTGTGGCACTATCAAAGGACAAGAATGTTACGACCTCCGCACAGCTATTAGCCGAAAGCCATTCAGCGTTGGGACCAGACTTAGGAAAGCTGGTGTTTGGAAATAATGACTGGCAGGTTGCAATCTCGCCTACCTTGTCACCCGTTAGTCTGGCTATTTTCATTACTATCGTCCTTGATCTGGGAAGGCTGCGTCTGGTGCGGTGAAATTGCTGGTGTAACGAGCCATATTGGAAATTCTAACTTCGTCTATGTAGCCATCAAAATCACCTGTAGTCCCATTAAAACTACCAATTCTTGGTCTGGGTGCCCCACTGTTTAAGTTAATATCTACTGTGTAAGTCGCCGGAGTCCCCTCAGACGTTCCGTCTACATATAACTTAACAGTCCCTGAACTGCGAACCATCGCTATATGGTGCCAAGCCCCGTCTGCTACTCCGGTAGTGCTGTTGATGTCTAAGCTGCCAGTGTTACTAAAAGCGTTTACTACCCCGCCGGTTGAATTAATAGATAACTGAGGGTTGGCATTATTATTACCAGACGGGCCATCAGTCATAAAAATTCTGCGAAAGGCAGTATCCGCAGACGAGGTTGAGGTGTTGATAAAGCACTCTACTGTAAAGTCGCCTGTGCCAAAGGCGAACTTATTACTAGCAGGTATATCAAGGTAGTCAGAAGTGCCATCAAGTAACAAAGAGGCTGAACCAAACTTCTGCGCTGCTGTGCTGGTTTTTGCATTTCCGTACAACGTCATATGGTTCTGCGCTGAATTGTCGATAGCCTGACCGTCTGCCATATTGAGAAGCAATTCGGTGTTGGTAATTGCGGTGAGTGGTGCTGTTGGAACTGTGTAAGTTGTCCCAGAGTATAGAGCGGTGCCCTTTAACAATCTTATATCTGACAAATAGCCCTCATAATCTCCGCCTGTCGCACTGTAACTTCCTATCCTAGCCGTGCCAGAAGAGGCCCCCAGTGTGTCTGTATTGGTCGCTTGTGCTAACCTTACGCCGTTTAAAAATAAACTTGTGTTGTTGGTGCCCCCTCCTGACCTAACAGCCGCAACGTGGTTCCACTGATTTAGAATAACAGCATCGTCAGCAGACTTCACAATGTCAGCACTACCATCGTACCAGCTTATATAATCATTAGAGGCTCTTAAAAAAAGCTGCGTTGATCCAGAAAGCCATATGCTTGGGAACTGAGCATCTTGAATAATACTGTTTACATAAAACCACAATTCAAAAGTGTAATCTCCGTCTAAGGAAAGACCCGCATCATTGGTAAAAGTTAAACTATCGCTATCCCTATCAAATAATGCACTCGCACCCGTCACAGCAACGGCATATGCGGCGGAGGTTAATATTGAGCCGAAGGCTGTAACCGATGGGGTTCCTGATGGTGTAATCACATGAGCAGACGCAGAGTTGTCTACAAAGCGGTTGCTCTGGCAGGTTAATAGTTTGGTATTGGTAACCGCAGTAAGTGGGGCTGTTGTTGATGGGGTAAAACTTGTACCATCGGGGTATTGGCATGTACCTTTTTGATACCTGAAATTAGATATGAACCCTTGGTGGTCATTTCCTGCTCCACCACAATGCCCTATTTTCATACTGTCAGTATTAGTTAAATCACGTAAATCTGCGGTTTCAGTACCAACTTGAGAACCGCCAATATACGCCCTCAATGTTCCGCTGGTTCCTGTTTGTCTGGTTATAGCAACGTGGTTCCACTGATTAAGCACAAGTGCTGTGGATGTTATTCTTGGATCATCACTATCATACCCGTCCTGTCGTTCTTGGAAGTGGATGGTTGTGCCGTCGTTCCATATACCAAACCCATAAGCACCCGCATCCATAGAACCGAAAATACCATTCTCACCGCTTGTTCTTCCCGGCCAAACCCAACATTCAGCAGTATACGCTCCCGTTCCTGGCGCAAAATCGGCACTTGAGGCGGCAAGTAGAAGGTCTGTAGTGCCATCAAAAGACACACCCCAGTAACCGTCAGCCCTGCAAAACGGGCTGAAGCTGCCTTGGGTTACGTTTCCATTAGCTGTAATCGTAAGATTGCCCGTAGACCCATCATCAAAAGCATTATTTACCCCGTTGTTTGCCCCATCAAAATGAGACATGAACGACACATAGTTAAACTTATCGTCTGATGGTTCCCCGGAACTACCAGCAGCACCCAGAAAAACGCTTTCAAATGACTTAGCCAATGGCTGTGCCTCCAAGGAACCCGTAATAAGTGGTGCCAGCGTCACGGGTGATAAAGGCGTATGCTTGTACCTCATTATCCCCCGCTGCGTCGGGAGCAGAACCACCCGCCCAATCAACGCCTCCGGGCCACGTAATAGTAACAGCCGTAGAATGCTGAGTAACGATCAACGTGAAACTGAATGCAGTACCGCTCGTCGGTGGATTGCTAAATGCAAAAGTTGTGTCCTCGTCCATAGTCGTGGAGAAAGAAGTTCCCGTTGCTAAATCCAGAGTTATCGTTGCAGCCGCACCAGCCGCTACATAAGTCTCTTGATATGTCGTAGGTTTAACGCTGCCAGCTACAGTTAGAGTGGCGGTGGCCGTTGCGGTCCCGATAGCTACCTTATTGTTACCACCGTCCACGAAAACCATATATTGATTACCGTCTGATTCAACCCTGAAGTCTTTATCCGCACCCGCTTCGTTGAATATAAATGTACCGCCGTTAAAACTGACGTTGTTGGTGGCAGATAAAGTCGTAAAGGCTCCTGTACTAGCGGAGGCTGCGCCGACCGTTGTTCCGTCGATTGCGCCAGCGGCAATATCTACCTTGGAAATATCGACTTCGCCTGTGCCGTTGGGAGTAAGCGCTATGTTTCCATCTGCGCCGTCGAACAGAGTAACGGTGCCCGCATTGGTTCCTGTGTTGGTATTGAGGATAAGGTCGCCAGTACCCGAAGTTGTAAGAGTGAAGTCTGCATTACTATCACCGGCAACAACGCTGTCTGCCGTTAGATTAACATTCCCCGTCCCGTGAGGGACAATGCTGATGTCTTGGTTTGCAGCGTCAGTAATAGTGATCGTGCCACTATTAGTGCCCGAATTAGTGGACAGTATGAGATCGCCTGTGCCGCTGGATGTCACTGTTGCTGCGGACCCAGAGTCACCAACAACCACGGTATCTGCAACAAGGTTCACGTTGCCTGTGCCGTGGGGGGTTACAGAGATGTCTGTATTTTCCCCATCCAGCATGACGATAGTGCCAGCGTTAGTTCCCGAATTAGTTGATAGAGTGAGATCGCCTGTGCCATTTGTTGTCAAAGTAGCGTTGGCGTTATTGTCACCAATCATCACCGTGTCAGCGCCTAGATTTACATCCCCGGTGCCGTTTGGCGTTATTGTAACTGCCCCATTACTATCTGTTGAAGAGATGGTGTTACCATCAAGAAGAAGATTATCTACAGCCAAAGAGCCTGTGACCTGTGAGTCTGCCGTCACGTAACTAACAACCGCACCACTTCCAGCGCCGTTACACCTGACTAGGCAGGTCTTGCCATTAGGGATTTCGAGATCATTAGAAGCGTTATACGTCCCCTGGAACAAGAGAATCGCTCTAGATGCGGTTAAGCCGTTTTTAATCCAGAACCACTTCTCAGCATCATTGGGAGTTACTTGGTAATAGACTGTCCCGCCCAGATCACCACCATCGACGATATGAATAATACGGTTTCTACCGTTTGAAACTGACCCGTTCGTGATTGGTAGAGTGTTTGGACTACCCGTTGATCCGGTTGCCGCTGCCGTTACAGAAACAAAGCCATCAAGAGCTTGGTCAACCAAGTCCATATTGCTATTGACCATCGTGCCCCAGGTTCCTGAACGGTCTCCGGTCGCGGGTTTTTCTATTCCGTTGTCAGTTGTGTATGTACTCGTCATAACCTAAATCCTTACGCTGCTATTCCTGTCCAACTTGGTGTTTGGCTTGTTGTTACTGCGCCCCAGTCCTGATCAGGTTGAGATGGTGTAATGGACACCCACACATTAACATCGCCTACACTTCCAGTTGCACTAACTCCTGAGACATATACGTCCCTACCAATTCCTACAGACACGCCGTTTATTGCTGCACTTGCGTTAACACCACTTACCGTTACGGTAGCCGCGCCAGTAACGCTTGCTACTGAAGTAATAGCTCCCGTACCCGTGACACCAGAAACAGCGAACGGTACTGCTTCTCCCCAAGTGCCGTCACCCCAGGTGCTTCTACCCCAGCCGTTGACATTCGCCATTAGACTATCCTGATAACAGCCGTACTCGCATCATTTGTTGGGAAAGTAATAGTAAAGTTCCCAGCCGTTGATGTTTTGTCTGCCCCGAAGTCAAGAACACAAACCGCCTTATCAGCCGAAGAAGTATTGTGTATCAACGCTCCCCTGGCTGTAAATGTAACTGTACTAAAGGTAAGGGTACTAAAGCTGGTAAAAGCCACAGTTCCACTGCCGTTTGAAGGGGTTACGTTTGTTAACGCCCCTCCCTTGGCTGTGTAGTTTGTAGAAGAAACCTCGTTGCTACTTGTGTACGCAGTTGTAGCAGCACTAAGAGTTGCGCTGCTTGTGTACAAAGCCATCTTGAACGCATTACCAGAACTGTTCGTAAAGTTGTGGGTGCCTGTCAACAACTGGGTTTTAAAACTACTGCACATCGCTTGCGAAATAGCCATTATAATTCTCCTATATGCTTGGCTATCTCAGAGTAGCCTAAATCCTCTAAATGAGCCTTTACAGTTAGGCGGTCATTCCTAACAGCTTCATTAATATGATTATAAACAACGCCCTGGACCACTTGCTTAAAAGCCCTGGCTTGCTCACGAATTGCGGGGGGTGCAGAGTCAGCGACGTGGATCAGCTTATCCACACACAACTCAGTAATCTGTTCTGGAGTATGCCCCCCATTATTGGAGGTGACAACACTAACACTTCTTATTGCACCAGTTGACAGATCAAACATCAGCTTTCCTGTATTCTTAGTTTCCCGTTCCGGTATTGATCTTTAGTTAACCGGCCCTCACCAAGATTCTTTAATCTTCTTATGGCCCGCTCAAATCGCTCCTTGTATTCCCCGAGCAAGTCAGCATCGCCCTTCATAAAAGTGTATGCTTCCACAAGGCATCCGTAAAGTAATGCGTCTGTTGCGTTGGTGCCTAACCAAGTTGCACTACCCGCCGTTATGCTTGCTGGCTTTTGTAAATAGTGTATTTCAGCATCGTAAGTAACATCTGGAGTTGGGCCTAATATGAAATGAGTGGCATCAAAGACCGCATAATATTCAGGTGTTCCCCTAGCTGTCGTTGTAGGAAAGGCTTCGTGTATAAAATTAACATCTTTATTTATTAAATACTGAACAGTGTCAGAGGATGTTAAGGCTAAACTAAACGGAGCTAAAAAAGATGGTGGAAGTGCTAGGTACTTGTTATCAGCAGATATTCTTCCTGAATCGTTTTGTCTAAAATCAGGAAGGTCAACCAAATCCACAATACGATCTTCCGCCTCTTGGATAAAGGTAGGAAGATTGGTAACAAAAGTGGTCTCACTGTTGTCAGTGTAATCTTGTATAGCCGTTTTTAATGTTGCAAATGTCCAGGCCATATTAACTATCCACTAGATGCGATTGATATTGTTACACTTCCTATTTCTCCCGTTAAGGCCATAGCACCGTTGCCTTCGGGAGCCTCACCGCCATCCCCCACAGGACTCCACCCAAAAAATCCCCGGCTCTCACCAAGACCTTGGTCTGGCCTGGGGTTCTTTAGTGCCTGTGGATCAAAAATTTTAACTTTGCCAAGGCTGTTTTGTGGTTGGTCTGGGTCAAACACATCCCTTCCCACACGAAGCCCGGTCCTTATTCCATTCTGAACCTCGTAGACAAGATCCCGCAAAGAATACCTGAAGCCAGTCCTGTCACAGTACCCGTAAGCATATTCGCCTTTTGCATATGGTTGGCTCATGACACACCCATTACGCTAGGCGATCTAACGCGGGCACAAAAGAAATAGGTGCCTTTTCTCTGTCTTCATCAGCCGCCAACTTAAACTGTTCTTCATAAGCAGCTTTAAGTATGGGGAGTCTATCGGTAAGGTTTGGTTTTTTCATCGCTATGTAATAAGCAAGACCAGCAGTTAAGGCAGGGAGGAACCTTGCAGGTGCATCATAATCGTTTGAACCAAGTATTCCTGTGTCCTTAATCCGCCTTATCCGCCAATACTGCAAAAAGTCCCCAGCATAAGTAGAACTTGGAAGCGGCCAAAGATATGCAACAGGCGCGTCTCTCTGCCTATCTATATATATTTGAGTTGGTCTTCCTGTACTTGTCTTGTTGGGTATCTGAGAATATGTTGTGACTGATATTCTTGCTAAATTAAAATCTGATTGACTCGTAGTCCCAGTATTACTTCTTATAACATGCTCTAAAAGATCTATTGTATCTTCTGGTAATGGGTAAGAACCATCCTCCGCAACTAAAGCAACGGAGCCTTCCTCAACAGTCCAAAGATTTATACCCCTATTAATCCACTCAAGGGACATAAGGTTAAGACTTCTTCTTGCTGTCTTTAAGTCATAACCAGAACGAAGTTCCGTGCCAGCCCGTTCAAAGGCTTCTTCACAGACCTCATTGATATCTAAGTTAAATACCGCTGTAGTTGATACTGCCATAATCAAATATACTTCGTTCGTTTTTCTTTATCAATTTTGGTATCACTAGCTTTATTTACTTTGTATAGATCGTAAAGATCTTTCCCAAGCTTTACGCCAGCTTCGTGATCTGACGGGTAATGGAAATTTCCCTTTAACCTATTTATTCCAATCTCTTCACCTATCTCCATTAAACCCACCCTATGCTTAGGGTTTTGATCCCCTAGCATCCGAGCTAGGAAGGTTGCTTGTGCCGAATGCCCCGAAGGATAAGATGGAGAATTTGCTGACTTTCCTTCTCTTGGTTTGATTTCTACATTATGAAACTCAGCAAGCTGTTCTGGTCTTGGTCTATTAAATTTATACTTAGCCTTCATAACAATAGAAGCTATGTCATCAACTATTTCGTAAATATCATCTTCGTTCACATCAATACCATTGTCCTTTAAGTACGGGACAAAAGAGCTTTCAACAAAATCCTCATCTTGTTCGTCTATAGATTTCATTTCATCATCTGATAATTCACCCGACAATGAAGAAATAGAAATCAAATCGTCCTCTGTTTCTAAAGAGGAGTTCTCAAACGGCATAGGCACCATACGTTCTGGATTTTTTATGTCCGGTAAAAACTTTAATTCCCGAGCCATAATGTCCTTGTTCTCTTCTGATACCTCACCGTAAACGATATCTTCAATATCCATTAAAACACCAATTTACGTTTAATTTTTAGGCACCAAATTTCGGAGGGTTTACCCACTTCTATTAAAGAGAATCTAGTAGACCCATCATTTTGGCTTTGCTCTTAGCATTTTTGGCTTTGCTCTTATCATTCTCATTTTTGGCTTTGCTCTTATCATTTTCATTTTTGGCTTTGCTCTTATCATTTTCATTTTTGGCTTTGCTCTGGTTATACCGCCAGCCTTTTTCTTTTTAACTACACCGCCAGCTATTTTCTTTTTGACCATACCACCAGCCATTTTCTTTTTGACTACAGGTTTCTTTTTAGAAATAGCAGCCATCTCAGCCTTGGTCATGCCCTTGTAGGGGTTGTTTTTAGACAATAACATACGCGGCAATTTAATTTTCTGTCCGGCATTAATCTTATTAAGATTTTTAATGGTTGAGTTAGCGGCCTTAATATCCTTCAGGGAAATGCCTTCTCTCTTAGCAATCTGAGAAAGAGTGTCTCCCTTTTTTACGCTGTAGGTTTTTGCTTTAGTCAGGGGCAAAGCTCCTAGCGTGGCTCCCGCTAGCGCCAAAGGGGTTCCAAGCTCACGGCCAGCTTTGTTAATAGGCTTACGGGCGGCAGTGATACCTGCATTTTTATTTTTAGCTGCGGCGACTGCTCGCCTTCTTTTGTCGCGAACAATTTTAGCTCGTTGTGCCCTAGTAACTCTGGGCAACATCTTGTCTGTCTTAGGTGTTGTGGACCGAGCGGCAGCGCGAACATTAGCGCCGGTTTTTTTCTTTTTTAAAGCTTCTTTAGCGACCTTTAAGGCGGTCTTAGCTTTAGTAAGAGCTGACATTACCATAACACTATCCTCTATTCTTTCTATTCAGTGGTTTGCGAGTTGGTCTAACCTGACTACTGGCGAGCTTAGGCTTGGGCTTAGTAAGCTGTTCAAGCTTTTTATTAAGTTTTCTATACTCATCCCTAATATTAATAGGCTCCGGTACGGTTAAGCCTTCAGGGTCTTCTTTAAACTGTTCTGGGTCTCTAAGGGCGGGGTTACGCGCAGCACCAACACCACGTCGAACCATTCCCGAAACCCCAGAATCAGTGGGAACCTGTGGACCTGACTGTGGAACACTAGAGCGAGGGGGCTTACCCTTTCCAAGCCTTCTCATTAATCTACTAACCCCAGGGCCTAACCTTGAAGCAAGCCTTGTAGCAGCAGCAGCAGCGGGGGGGATCGCAGCAAGTGGTAAAGGCATACAATACTACCCTTCGTAGAATGCGGTTAAACTTACCACAGCGGTTTGCGTATAAACGAAATACACGCCAGCAGAAAAGACAATGCCATCATCCGGTATTGTTGGATAAACAACCTCGGCTACAGCGCCTGAGTCAAACTTATACAGAACAGATCCTGTAGCACTGCTGTTTCTTGCTTCAATGACACCACCAGTTGAGTTTCCTGCATACTGCAAACCACGAAGACGCACCCGGTTGTCCGTAACCTTAGCGGCGACGGATGTTCCGGTTCCAGCTTCAACGTCACCTGTGGTGGCACCAGAGCAAGCTATCTGCGTTATCGTTGTAAAGTAGCTAGTGCCTGTAGCAACACCAGCGTTAGCACCAGTGATCGCCTCCGTCTGAGCAGCACCTGTTTCGTCTGTGCCAGTAATAGTAAACGTGTCACCTCGATCATCACCTGCACTGGTAATGATAATATTACGGGCATCATCTAAAGTAACAGACCCACCATCGGCTAAAGCCCCACCAATGGTTAAGTTTCCTGCTCCAGATAACGTAGCCGCAGCAGATATCCCATTATCATCAGATGCTGCTGGGCCTATGTACCGGGCCTGGACATCATTACCTGACATACTTCACTCCTTAATAAATGTTGACTCTACTAGCCAATAGTAGCGATAGGAGTACAAGCACTCGTAGCAACCCAGATTTGTTTTGTGCCGTCGTCAGTAATACATTCAATCTTACAACGCCCACCGATTCCTGTTGCAGCAATAAAGGTGAAAGTATCACCTGCGTTTGTAATCACAGGGTTAGCTGCTGTTCCTGCCGCCAACTGAGTTTGACCCAGGAAGGTACTACCCGTTGCGGTTGGAATAACAACAGTAGTTGTTTTACCAGAACCAACTGCTGTGGTGACTACAAAATCAAAGTAAGCCCCTTCGTTGGAACCACTTGAAGCAGGAAGATTAACAATATTATCCAGTGTTCCGTGAATGGGAACTATTGTTCCTGACTGTGCAATCGTTAAAGCGGCAGTAATGGCTCCTGTGGCTTCCCAACGAGTATCAACAGGGCGACGAGCAGACAGTGTACTGGATGTAGTAATAGTACCCGTGCTGGTAATGTCGCCAACTTTGTCAATGTTACCACTGGAATCTAATTCAAAGTTAGTTGTTTCTGTGCCAGTTCCCGCTGCTTCTACTAAGCCTGTAAAGCCGCCGAGTGAACGGACTGGTCCGCTGAAAGTTGTTTTAGCCATATGAGACTCCTGTCGTGGCTAGTGTCTATCCAAGGGATAGTCAGGATTAAAAATGTAATTCTAGTGTGTCGTAGTTTACATTAAAAAAGGGGAGCTGTGAAGCCCCCCTTTAATAAAGTCATACATAAGCTTACTAAGCTCCAGGCGATCCGTAGATGCCAAGCGGGTCTGATACGCCGAAGCTATACCGTTCCCGAGCCTTGTAGCGAACGTTACCAGTATCAAAATCTCCATCCATAGAAGTCTGAAGAGGTGTACGAGTAAAGTATTTCATACCGTTTGGTACGTCAGTCGTTAGGAACCACGCATTTGTATCTGTCAAATAGTGGTTTACTGCGTATCCGCCAGGAATAGTACCATTGTTGTTGATGGCACTAATGTCATTGTCAGCCGTGTTAGTCCGAAGAGTCGAATCTAAGATACGGGTAGCAACAAACATCAGGTCCGCCGGAACAATAAGTTTCTGTGGGCGAGCCGCGATCAAGAGACCCCGTTCATCCACATATCCTGCGATTGAAATAACAGCAGCCTCAAGACTAGTTTCGTTCAGATCCGCACCAGAAGAAGGTCTGTTGGCATTAACGCCACCAGATACCGTTGGGTGAGAAGCATTAAACAAAGTGACACCATCGCCACTTTGATAAACGTCAAATCCAGTATTGAGGATAGCCGCAGCTTTAGTTTGCTTAGTATAAGCCATTGCTCGTGCAAGAGCCTTCGTATAACGGGCAGAAAGAGAATCATAAAGATTATCTTCCATTGCTTCTTCCGTAATAGAAAAGCCTGTTGCAATGGTTTCGTGATTATACCGAGCTGTGAAACTTTCTTGTGCTGTATCATAAGCGATACTTGCACCTTCTTGTTTCACTGGAGCAGCACCGAAGCCTGAAAGCTTTACTTCTTCTTCAAATGAACGATCAGAAGATTCGCTTTCGTAAATGTCTTCGTGTTCGTTGTCGTACTTACCGTACTCCAAACCAAACAAAGCATTAAGGCCAGGAAGAAGTTCCTTGAGTAGTTGAGCGCGTGAAATAGCCATAGGTCAATTCCTCCTTACGCTGCACTTGGTGCTGCGGCAGTAGAGCCACTAGCAATAAGCGAAAGTTGATGACCTGCGTTAAAACGGCAAACCATAATCGGGTAAGCCGTGCCATACTGATCTCCATCGTAACCACCAAGCCAATCAACAATACGCACAGGGAGCGTATTAGTTGTAGCGGCGGTACTAATATCCAACGTAACCCGAGAAATACTCAGAGCAGCACTTGATGCAGTCTGAACAATCGCGGCGTTGGCTGCGAGGTCGTCATCATTAACCGTACCGTCTGCTTGCAGAGTGAAGAGAACAGTTGGGTCATCAATAACATAAGCCAGACCACTAGTATTAGCGGCACCTGACCACTGTTGACTAAAGGTTAATTGGCTTGAGTTAAGATCCGTAAAGCGACAGCCGACAAAAATGCCGATTGGCGTGGCAGTTGTGGTGCCAGTGTCTTTCTGGATCGTAGTTGTTCCACCTGCATCGGTCAGTTTTACAACATCCCCGAAGCAGATGCGTGTGGACTCAGTAGAAAGAATCGGATACTGCCGAATAGCAGGAACCGGACCTCCACCAAGAGTACCGATTGGGCGTAGCCCAAAGGGAGCAAGAGTTGCAGTCATAGCAACCTCCTTAGTTATCGAGTTAAAACATAACCCATCACAGCATTATGAAGGGCCACCTTTCCCGAAAGTGACTTTAGAATTGCTCTCCATAAAACGGGGCATCCGAGCGTCGTCATCTCTCAGGTAGCTTTTCTCGACACCTTCCATTTGATTCCTGGCTTTCTGACTATAGTGTGCTGCACGACTTGCTACGTTATCCTTTGCAGTTCTGCAAAGAAGCAAGCCCCCAACTTCTATATTCCCTTCAAAGGTAGAATTATGATCACTAGAGATTTTCATCTCGGGGTGATCTTCTGCCTTAACCGGCTCCCAGCCTTCTCTAAACCGCATTGATACATTTCTGTTGTCGGCCTTACCCAAGGTGGATGTTCTTATCCATCTATAAACGTAGCCTTCTGCTGGTTCAGGTTCCGGTAAAATCGCTGGTGGTGCCCAACTTTTTGCTCTTTCTTCCGTTTCACGGGTTTCAGAGGTTCTCTTTGCGCGGTCATTAGGCATCAGTTTGATTCCTTTAATACCTGAGTTGCATACTGCTCGTTTGTTAATCCGAGACGTTTTGCTAATTTAACAGCAGACCCTGTTAATTTAATTTTGCGAGGTGCCTTACCTGTCGATCTCTGAGAGGGGGCAACTACGTTGGCAGTCCTTGGTCGGCTTTGAGGAGAAATATCCTCATCGGTAACCGTAACTGTTTCTTGCTTAATATCAAAGAATGTAGGGAATACTTCCCGCATCCTTGAATTAATTCTTGAATAGTACTCATCACTAGATGGGTTAACGTTCTCAGTCCTCACAAGTTTTTCGTGAAGACCGTAAGCAAAGGAAGTCATCTCTTCGTTGCCCGGTTTTTGAAACCAGTCATTGTTTTTTAGCCAATCGACTGCCTTTGGATCAGCTTCGGGTAACGCTTGAGCGGCCTGTTGCTGGGGTGCAGGTTCTTGAGGATAATCACTCCAAGAACCAGTTGGCTCGGTTAGTTTATTTTTTTCATAAGTAAGTGTGGCAATCTGCTTCTGCGCCTGAAGCATCGAGTCACTATCACCATTCTCATAAGCTTCTTTGTAAAGTCTCTCGGCGCTACCAAGATCATTATCAACACGGGCTTCGCTTGCGCTGGTTAATGCTTTTCCGCCAATTTCAATAAGTTTTTTAAGTCTCGCATTTTCATGATTTGCATTCTCTGCGAACTTAACAGCCTCCTCACGCATACGGACAGCAGACTCCTTTGCCCTCCGCTCCTCGTGATAGTCGTACTTCATTTTCTTAATACGTTTTTGGACCTTCTCGCTATAGCCTTCGAGATCATTGTCCTCAGACGATTCCGCATCCTGATCGCGCACTTCTGGCTGATCAGGTTCCTTTACAAAAGGTTTGTCCTGTTCTGGAGTATCATCCACAATCTCTACTTGGAGTTCTTCTTCAAGTGTATTGTTCATACTCTTTCGTATCCTCTCGGATCATCAACAACAGCCTCTACGGTATCATCGTTGATCATGCGGAACTCAGTTCCGTGTATTTTTATACGGGTGCCCTGGAAAGCCCTGATTAAAACAAAGTCTCCTTCCTTGCAGTATGGTCCTGAAGGAAATCTTTTTTTGTCTTTGTAGCAGTCTGGTCCCATTTGGGTAACAAAACCAACGACTGTCGCTGCTTCTTCAATAGCAAGAATGCTGTCTGGCTTAATAATGCCGCCGTCTGTTTTCTTTTCTATATCAGGTAGGGTTAGCAGTATCTTGTAACCGCAGGGAGAGGGTAGTTGCGCTGCGGATTTAGTATCCTCAGTATCTTTATTCTGCATTGTTCATCCAATGTTGCGGGTACTTACCCGTGTGCGTAATAAATTACGGTTCTTCTTCCTGGCTTTTAAGGAGGTCCAGAATCTCCCTCTCAACTAACGAAAGCCCTTCAATTCTACCAACAACCCGATGGTAGTCTTCAAAGCTTTTCGCTCCACCAAGAGCTAAGTGATCAGCCCCCTCGTTCAGCATCTCACGTATCTTCTTGAGAAGCAGATCATATAAGTCCATTTAAGCCACCCATTTTTATTTTAGTCAATCAATTACTGTTTTTTTATAAACTCTCTTGCAATATTTGCACCAATCTCCGCACCCTTTTCAGCAGCCCTAACATCAATAGATTTCTCTTTTAACTCCGCTTGTATTGTCTTATCAGCAATCCGTGCCCCAATATTAGCACCAGCAATTTCTCTTTGGGCATCAATACGGTCACGTTCTGTAGCATCACGAAGTTTTGTTTTATCAAGATCGGCTTGGACCCTAAGTCTTTCGCCTTCAGCTTTTCTTTGAACTTCAGCTTCCTTGATGTCAAGTTCACGATTTTGTTGCTGAACAACAGGATCTTGAGATTGTTGAATCTGTTGTTGAAGCTGTGCTTCTGCCATATCTTTTCTAAGAAGTTTCTCAGCAGCCTGAGACACAAGACCAGCAAGTTCTTTTTCAACATCTTCTGGCAACGGTTCTCCGACTGGAGGAAGAGGAATGCCAAGCTGTTTTTCAATCTGCTTCCTGTATTCAAAAGCAAGATGCTCTCTGATGTGAGACTCTGCTGAAGCCTGTATTGCCTGAGCTAAACCAGACTTACCAATAACCTGCTGCATCTTAGGATCTTGCATTGCTGTCATATGAACAGTGATGTGAGCCTCATGATCTTGATATTCAAAAGCTTTTACAGGTTTAAGATTTATGATGCTCATATTTTCAGAGACTGGATCTTCTGGATCACGCTCGTTACTAG